TAGTGAGTAAGGAGAAACGATACATTATCGCGAAAAAGCGAAAGCGTTGGCGAAAGAGAAAGGGATTAAGTTATGAAAGAACATCCAATATTATTTAATGGAGAAATGGTAAAAGCGGTTCTTAGGGGTGGAGAAATAACTTGACTTTAAGGATATTTAGCCTTAAATTATAGCATCAAACAAAAGGGATCATCAAATGAAAACAATAAAAAACATCGAAAAGAGCAACACGGGGCAAGGTTCTGGATCCCTCCTGACACGCCCCCGCTCTTTTCGTTTATGTGGAGGAAAATGAAATGAAACCAAAAACAATGATGATTGATGAAGTGGAGTATGTTCGCGCCGATAGTGTTGACAAACAATCTGATGTAGTAGATGGATTGCAGCATTGTATCTTTCGGACATATTCAGCAGGTGTATTTGCCGGATATTTAAAAGAAAAAACGTCAGAAGCAAACGGAGTTAATTGTATAATTGTGAATGCACGGAGATTATGGCGATGGGCTGGTGCTTGTTCATTATCACAACTTTCTGTTGATGGGTCAAATGATTCAGATAATTGCAAATTTTCAATTGTTGTCCCATTACAAGAAATCAATAATGTTATTGAAATCATTCCAACTTCTAAAAATGCAAAGAAAAATATTGAGGAGATTGCAGAATGGAAGATTTAATAATTCATGATGGCTCTGGCGATGGCGATGGCTCTGGCTCTGGCTCTGGCTATGGCTCTGGCTCTGGCTCTGGCTATGGCTCTGGCGATGGCTCTGGCGATGGCTATGGCTATGGCTATGGCTCTGGCGATGGCTCTGGCTATGGCGATGGCTCTGGCTCTGGCTCTGGCTCTGGCTCTGGCTAATTTAACCCCGTATCACGGGAAATAATATGAAAGAATACATAAACAAAGTCATACACGGAGATTGTCTAGAGGTTATGAAAAAACTTCCAGATAATTGTATTGATTTGGTTTTAACAGACCCTCCGTATGGGCTAGGTGATAAGTTGTTGATTGGTGGGAAGAAGGGAACTGTTGTTGATTTCGGGAAGAAGTACCAGAACACAAACTGGAGTGACGAGAAACCAACACAAGAACTATTCAATGAGTTATTTCGAGTGTCAAAGGAACAGATTATATTCGGTGGTAATTATTTTGACCTACCTCCCACAAGAGGGATTATCTGTTGGGACAAAAACATAGGGACTCCGCACAACTTCTCTCATTGGGAAATGGGGTGGACTTCGTATGATGTGCCAGCAAAGAAGTTCGTAAAAACAAATGACGGGAACAAGCAACACCCAACCCAAAAACCACTAGAACTGATGGTATGGTGTCTTGAAAACTACTTAATGAAGAAATGGGATAAAGACCGAAGACCAATTGTATTTGACGGATTCGCTGGCTCTGGCACAACTGCTGTTGCTTGTAAGAAATGCGGTTGTGATTATATTCTCGTTGAAAAAGAGGCTGACTATGTAGAAATCTGCAATAAGAGACTTGCACAAGAAACCCTCTTTAACCCCGTAACACGGGATACAACATGAAAATACTAAACCTATATGCTGGAATCGGAGGGAATAGAAAACTGTGGGAAGGACACGAAGTAACCGCAGTCGAACTGAATCCTGATATTGCGAAGATTTACAAAGACTTTTTTCCTAATGATGAGGTTGTTATTGGCGATGCTCACCAATATCTTTTAGACCACTACAAAGAGTTTGATTTTATTTGGAGTAGTCCTCCGTGTCCTACGCATACCAGATTTAATTTTTTAAATAACGAACAAGAGGGAAAGAGTATGAAATATCCTGACATGAGACTTTATGAAGAAATTATATTTTTAAAATACTGGTTCAAAGGAAAATGGTGTATAGAGAATGTTATAAGTTACTATGAACCACTAATTACCCCAACAGAATCGTGTAATCATTATTTCTGGACGAACTTTTTAATTCCTAGCATGAAAAACAAAACACGAGGAATAAAAAGAAAGGATGAAGAAGATTTTAAACGAGAAGAACTTCTTGGTATAGACCTTTCAAAATATAAATTTCCTACAAAAAGAACGAGAAGACAGTTGATAAATAATTGTGTAGAGCCAGAAGTAGGAAAGCAAATATTAGACTATGCAATTAACGAAGTTAAACCACAAGGGGAACTATTTAATAACCCCGTATAACGGGATACAATATGAAAACAATTACACCAGAATCGGCAAAAGAACTTATTGACTCGTTAGGCGGAGACGATTTAGATACCATTGAAATCCTCTGTGGCTTCGGTAAGGATTTGCAGACTATTCTTGCAGAGGGGACTGTAGAAGTAACAACCTGTGGAGAATGTGATGGAGAATACCCTTGCGGTGTTTGCAATTCACAGAAATGGGTTAGCGAGAAAGTCCTCAAACCAGAGGTCGCAGAATTATTTTTATTTATTAAATCACTAAATTTGAAATGATGAAAGTAATCTGTCGGCGTGGCGGAAGGAACGTGTTTCTCGGAACAATCGAGAACGGAATCTTCACGAAGACAAACGTTTCGGGGAAAGTCCACATGTACAGAGACGTCCCATCATGGGGGCTGGACAAGGAAATGTTCCTTGCTGTCATAGCGCCAGAGGCTCGGGCAATCAGAATTTACGACACGGACACAGATATTGGGTACAAGATTACAACCAAGAAATTCCAAGACAAGGCGACTGAGAGGGAGTTTGGAAACCATGGGGCTCAGTTATTCTGCCCGACAATTTATTTTCACAAGTACCATAAGTGCGGAAAAATCGAGACACCGCTTGACGAGGAAACTCCGATTGAGGAAGACTCGCAGCTCTCGCTCCTTTGATAATAAAACTTGACCAGAAGTTTACCAAAATGTAAAATACGAGTGATGATAAAGATTACCGCAAAAGTTTTTGCCGAAAGAACGGGTTTGTCGCTTGGCTATGTTTACCAACTTGCCTACCGCCGAAAAGTTAAGATGCGAGATACCAACGCAGTCCTTGACCTTCTTCATGAATATGAAAACAAGAAACATGAAAAAAAAGTATAAAAACTATCAGAGCCAGTATTTTGTTCGCCACGAGTGCGTAGAGAAGGGAGCGTTCTCCTTTGGGATGTCGATGCCAGACCTACAGAAACTCAATGTTGCGAGACTTTTGAAGTTCGCCGAGACGGTTGTAGCCGTGAGGGGGAAGCTCAAAAAGAACGACTACCACGTAACAATCGGGATGAAGCTCGTGAAACCAAAGACCCAGAAATTTTATGGGACGTACGTAAAATATACAAAAGAGACTCTTCTCAAATTTGAAACAAAAGAAGAATTGGCTTCTGCCCTTATTGATGGGGCTGTCATCTCTCACAAAAAACTTGAAAAGAATCTGTACAAATACAAACTGAAAGACGGACACTTCCCAAAACCAGCGAAGACAATATGACACAACCAAAATTTACCGCAGCACAACTTGCAGGAGAACTCGCGAGGCGAGCGAAGGAACAACCACACCAAATTTATATTCCAACGGGAAAGGGTGAAGAGTTTATCAATACTGTTTTTGGCGGAAAATATTTCATTTCTCTTTTTTCTGCTGCGAATGGAATCGGAAAATCGACGGTGGGGTTCAATATGCTCGCGCATTTAATGTTCCCGTGCGGGAATAGATTCTTCCAGCAACCTCTTATGGCAGACTGGAAGTACCTCAAACGGATTCGTATTGTTTCAGACCCGACAAATATTACGAAGAATATTGTTCCAGAGCTCAAGAAGTGGCTTCCCGATGGTCGGTACACAACTTCAAAAGAAGGGCGAGCATTTGAATGTCTTTGGAAAACCGATACGGGATGGACGATTGATATTATGTCGACAGAGCAAGACCCGAAAGAGTTTGAGTCAGTCAACCTTGGACTCATCTGGATTGACGAACCGTGTCCAGAAAACATTTACAAGGCGTGTATTTCCCGTCTACGAATGGGTGGGTGCATGTTCATCACCGCTACGCCCCTTACAGGCTCGGCTTGGATGTATGATACCATTATCAATGATTCAGAGGCTGAGGGAGGCTTGAGAACATTTATTGAAGCTGATGTCTGGAGTGCCTGTAAAGACCATCCCGACGGGGTTCGTGGCTTTTTAAGTGTTGAAAACGTCAATAAAATGATTGCTCAGTACGATGATGAAGATATGCAAGCCCGTGTTCTGGGAAAATTCCAGCACCTCACGGGAATGGTCTTCAAGAAATGGAATCGAAGAATCCATGTTATCAAACCTTTTGAAATAAACAGAGACGATTTTTGCGTTTGGGAAATGCTCGACCCCCATCCAAGAACGGAAGACGCCGCACTTTGGTGTGCAGTCGACAGACACGGAAGATATTTTGTCGTCAACGAACTTTGGCTTAATGGAACGACGGCTGATATTTCTTACAGGATTCTTGAGAGAGCTGGACAGTACCGCATTACGAACCGAATCGCTGACCCGTGGATTTTTAAGGCAGACCAGCATACGAATTATTCGATGGCAGATAGGTTCAGAAAATACGGTCTCAGTTATAACGAGGCTACTCGACAGCGTGACGCCAGTGACCGCAGGATTTCAGAGTCTTTGGATTACATAATGTCGGGAGAAGAGTTTCTAAAACAGCCAGAAATTTTCGTATTCGATACGTGCGTCCGTCTTATCTTTGAAATGGAACATTACCGATGGGATGATTGGAGCGGAAAATCTGCTGATAGGCGCGGAAGTAAACAAAAACCACTCGATAAAGATGACCACATGATAGAGAACTTGGGTAGATTTCTTATTCAAGAACCAAAATTTGAATCAGACTATTCACAGGGAATGCCATTCCTGCCACTCGACAACCATCTGTCAGACCAGCGTAACGAGGATTCTAATTTAAGATACCCGCTTTCGAGAGACCCATTTGCATAGGTTTTTATAGAGAAAAGATTGACATAATAAATATGGAAATGATACTTTATATGAATATAAAAATTTGTAGGACATACCGCAAGCTCCTTATTTTACAAAAATGCCCCCAAAATCAGAGCTCTCTCAGAACCAAAAAGAAGGAATTTTGAACACGGCTGAAGAGGTTTTTATTGCTACTGGATTAAACGCAGCAGACCAGCTTCTTTTAGCGGAACAGGTTCTTGGCGAACGCCGAGTGTCTTATGACTTCATGAATCCCAAGTGGGAGGAATGGGCTGTTCGATTAAAATTGTACAATAATCAACGTCGAGATAAGAAAGCAATCGGAGACACTTTGATGTACTCAACTTTTCAGACACTGTTTTCTTCACTCTATCACGACGAATTGGTCTCAGAGTTCGCCCCGCGCGAAGAAGGGGACACGGAACATGCGAGCAATCTGAACGAAGTTGCGAAGTTCGACTTTGTTGAAATGGAAAAAACGAAAGTGGATTATCAATGGATTTGGGACGCAATGTTTTTTGGTCGAGGGATTCTCGACTTCATGGGATTTGATAGAAAGAAATTATGCCCTGCTCCAGAAGTAATCGACCCAATGACTTGGTATCGTGACCCTTCCGCAAAATCAATAAACGGAGATATGATGGGACGAGGTTCAATGCGATTCGGAGGACGAGACGTAATGATTCCGAAAAACGTAATGGAGGCTTCGGGTGTCTACTTTAATTTTATGGGACTCAAGCCAGAGGCGGGAATTGATAATGAAAACAGGGCAGTGAAGACCGAGGAAGAGCGATTATCGGCTCAAGGATTTTCTTCTATGCACCGATTCACGAATATAACAGGGGGACAGGGACAGATACACGGTTTGGAATGGAGAACTATTTTCCAAGGAAAGCGAGTCCTTGTTACGCTTGGGAATAATAATTCTCAGATTATTCGATACAATGTTTTGAAACAACAAGAGAAATGGGGAATGATTGACCGACCCTTCAGTCCAATGTCACACGACTGGGACGGCGTCAGTGTCTCAGATATTACAGAAGATAAGCAGCGAGCTCGTGCAGTTCTCAAGAACTTGGCGCTCCAGAGTGTTGAATACGCTCTCTACCCAATGTTCATGTACAACGCGAGCAGGATTAAAAATAGGAACTATTTGAATTTGAAACTGGGGAAGCACATTCCTGTAGACGGAGACCCATCAGGCTCTATTCAGGCAGTTCCGAAGCCCGAAGTCGGACAGCAAACAGATTGGATGCTCAAGCAGCTTGACCAAGATGCTCAAGATGCGACAGCCACTCCAGCGTTACAGCAGGGGACTGTCTCCCCGAGCCGACAGACGGCTTTTGAGGTTGGAATCGTAAACCAGAAAGCGGACACAAGATTCTCCCTTACGGCAAAAGTTTTTGCATGGAGTGAGGAAGATTTCTGGCGGCAATGGTATCGGCTCTATAAATTATTCTTTGATAGTAAAGGAGCTGGGATTGATAAGAAAGTTATCCGAATCCGTGGCGTTGTAGGAACGGAGTTCCGAACGTTTACTCGCGAGAACTTAATTACGAAAAACGAAGACCCAGACGTGTTCGTACAATCGAAGGCTGTACTCAAGGCAGAGCGAATACAAAAGGTGAACAAGCTCACAAATTTGAAACAGAACGTTGCTGGGAATCCAGACGTAAATATGAATGCCTTAGACAGAAAAATCGCTTCTGAGTCTGGACTAAACCAAGAAGAACTCGACAGACTCTTTCCAAAAACATTTGATGAAATGATTGCGGAAGATGAGAACAAGCTGTTAAATAGTAAAGCACCAAAGACTCCGCCTCTTTCTATACGAGATAATCACGAGCTTCATATCGAGGTTCACCAGAGGGCGAAGGAAACGAAAACAAAACAAGCTCATATCAAAAAACACAAAGAAGCTCTCATGCTTATAAAACGAAACCCCGAGGCTCTTCCGCCAGACTTCCAGCAAGAACTTGCTCAGAAGCAACAGGAACAAGGGCAACGGCAGAACATGCAAGCTCAAAAAAACACACAACCTCTTAATGCTCCAGCAATCCCACAATAATGTTAGACGGTGAAAAAATTAACGCTCTCAATGCACTTCGACTCAATAGTGGGTGGAACATCCTCATGCAAGAAATTGATGAGGTGCTCGAGAGTGAACTCGAAAACGTTGTTAGTAATGGGATGGCAAATTTAAGAGATTTTGATATTTGGCGAGCGCGAAGAAAGGCTCTATTGGATTTGAAAAACAATCCAGCAGAATTGATAGCTTCGCTTAGTAAAGCACCCGAAGTCACTGAAGAGGGATTGTCGAACGACCCATTCCCAGTGGCTTCAAATCCAGACATTGAAGTCTAAAGTTCTTTTACATATCGTGAGTTATCAGTTGATGGTTCTATGAAACGAGCTGCGGGTTGGGGCTTTTTGCGGTTGTTTCGACTAACAAGCTCGTTTCATTGAGCCTTCAACAGCTCTGAATGTGTGATTCTGCAATCATACATTCAACAAACATTCAAAAAGCTACCAGTGCTTTAAACTGAGACAACTTTTTCACACCGTCTTATGACGAGATTTCTAACTTTAAACCGTAAAAAATGAATGATATTAACACACCGCCAACAGGCGAGGGAGCACCCGCTCCACAACCGACGATTCCAGCAGCGCCAGAAGGTGCTCCTGCACCTCAACCCGCAGCTCCCGTCGAGACCACTCCGCAGAACGTTCCTCCAGTGAGGAACAACCTCCCCGATAATAAAGACGCCGTAATCAAACGGCTTCAAGATAAGATAAAAGCTCAAGAAGCAACTCCAGCGGCGCCGCCAGCACCTAATGCTGATGGCACTACTCCGCCGCCAGCTCCGCAAGGAATGACGAAAGAGCAGATTACTGAAATTGCCCAATCAGTTTTACAGGAAAGTCTTGGAGGAAGGATGAAACAACTTGATTCGATTGCCGAAGGGCAAGCAGACCAAGAAGTCGACGCCTTCATTCTAAAAAATCCTGTCTACGCTGAACACGCTGAGACAATTAAAAACTACTTCAAACACCCTTCGCGCGCTCAAGTTCCGCTTGAGAATATCGCATACGAAGTGTTTGGCGCAGCCGCTATGAAAGCAGCCCAACAACAAGCTGCTGAAGAAGAGGTAAACGCCAACACCCCAGCTTCAGGATTTCCACTTCCGCAAAGCGGAGTTGCTCCTAAGAAGAACTGGGCAGGGTCTACTAGAGAAGAACTTGAAGCTGAAAAAAACAGATTACTTCAATCTTAATCGGGATTTTTCTATCCTTTTACAACAACCAAGATGTCCGTAAATGCAACTGGAACATATCCATCATCATTTCCAAACACATCTTCGGCTGGTACAATTCCTGCAGAAGTTGCTTCATTCTATGATGCAGTTCTGCTCGAACGAGTTGTCTCAAACTTTGTACACATGCGATGGGCGCAATTTCGAGATGTTCCTGCTAACTTCGGTACGGGAAATATTAAATTTCGACGTTACGCAAATCTCAGTGCAGCGACAACGCCACTAACCCAAGGTGTAACCCCTGCTGGTAGCTCTCTATCTGTAACTGATATTCAAGCAACAGTGCTTGCGTACGGTGACTTCACGACTGTAACAGACGTGACAACTTACCAATCTAAGGACAAAGTCCTTATGGAAGCTGCAGAAATTTTAGGAGACCAAGCCTCAGATACACTTGATATTCTTACTCGAAACATTCTTGCTGCTGGTACTTCAGTGTTCTACTCTGGTACTGCAAACACAGCAACTGATGAAGTCGCCGCTGGTGACACAATCACATTGAATGACGTGAAACTTGCTGTTCGACTTTTGACGAACAACAAAGCACGAAAAATCACAAAGATGATTAACGCTTCAACTGGTGTAGGAACTACTCCACTCCAAGCGTCATACATCGCAATCTGTGATGCTTACACAACTTACGACGTGAAAGCACTTTCTGGATTCGTTCCAATCGAAAAATACTCTTCTACGACAGGTCTTATGGAAGGTGAAATCGGTAAATTGGACGAAGTTCGATTCGTACAAACTCCAAATGCAAAAATACTTGTAGGAGAAGGTACTGCTGGAATTGACGTTCACGCAACGATTATTCTCGCAGCAAACGCCTATGGTGTTTCTCGAATTTCTGGACAGTCCATGAAGAATATTGTTAAACCTCTCGGTTCTGGAGGAACTACAGACCCACTTGACCAACGTGCTACTTCTGGATGGAAGGCTACGTTTGTCGCAAAGATTTTGAATGACGACTTCATGACTCGAATCGAGCATGCCGTCACTGCTTAATCTATTTTTATCCCTTAAAACCGCTTTAGAATGACTACATCGCAAAAAGAAATCGTGTCGAAAGAGCTTCAAGTGGAGTACAGAGAACTGAACCCCAATGGAAAGCAAATACCAATGAACAAGATTCGAGATGAATCTTGGGTACTCGCAAAAATTGAAGGGTGGAAACCAGTTGCTACTCCCGAAGTTCCCGCCGACGCAACACCTGCAGAAACTCCAGCTCCGATTTTCGTTGCTGACGTTCCTGTAAAAAAAGAAGTTCCAGTTGTTACTATTCCAACGTCTACAGTTCGAGGAAAAGAAATCGAATACAAAGACCAAGTAATGACGGAAAGTCTAAAGGAGACAAAAAAGATTCTGGATAACGCTCCCCGTGTAATGTTCATGATTCCAAAAATGGAATGGGAAGAGGTTGGTGTCTACGAAACCGTTACTATTAACGGCTATCGTATGGTCATAAAGAAAGGCATGATGATGGAACTTCCAAAACCAGTCTTCGACCTTCTCGCTAAAAAGTACGCAGTTGAACAATCTGCAGGAGAAGCAAATCGTTTGGACATGAATCCAAACAAGAATCCAGAAACTCAATAATCTTCGTTTCTATCCCTAAAAAATATTTCAAATGGCCAAATCCATTATAAACTCAGAAATAACCAACAACGAAAATCTTCGGAAGCCTCTCAGTGAGCTCCAAAGTGCAGTCGTTGATATGGCTATGACAGATGCTGGTTTGACAATCGGTACTTCTGCTAACACAGCCGTGAAAATTGCAAACAGTGTGTACGCATTCTGTAATGGAATCATGACACTCAAGACAACCGCAGAGGTTGCCTTTACTGCAACAACTCACGACGTCACTGCTGACGCATTCCGAATCTTCGTTCTTTCACTTGCAAGCGATGGTACAGTTACTATCACAGCAGGAACAGAAGGAGCTTCGTTAGCTCTTGCAACACTTCCAGTAGTCCCTTCAAATGAAGCGATTCTTGGTTTTGTAATCATCAATCCAACAGGAACTGGTGACTTTGATGCTGGAACTACTGCGTTAGACGACGGTACTGTTGTTCCAAACGCTGTCTACCAAGACTGTTCTGGAGCACCAAATCCAAATGCAATCGCACTTGGATAAGAAAAGAATTAGAAACAACCGCACTTTAATTTTTCTCCAATGAAATTCGTAGACTTCACCAGCGTTATCAGAAATTCAACACGAACAAATTCGACGACTTTTACAAGTCCCGAGATTTTACTTCTCGCGAATATGTACAAGGACGTCTTTACTGCTGATATTGCAGACACAGATGAGGGAATCTTTGGGATGCCTTATACTGCCAATCTCGTAGCAGGAGTTCGCGAATATGAACTTCCCGACGAACTGATAAAACTCCAAAGAGTTGAAGCGGTTATAGACGGAACGAATCAAAAAAAATTCGATGCACTCGATACGGGTTCGTTGAACTTCGAGCTGACGGAGACTAAAATTACTGAAATGTTTCAAGGGGAATATTGGTACGCCTTCTTTAGGAAATCAATCTACCTCTACACTGGAGAAACAATTACTACAGTCGCTGATGGATTAAAGCTCCGTGCGATAATCTATCCAGCAGACTTCACAGACCTCGCTTCTGTCGAAGATATGGCGGTAAAACCCGCTGTAAATAAAAACGGTTTTCCACGACAGTTTCATGAATTACTTGCCCGAAGGGTGATTATCCACAAGAAACAAAACAGTGACCGTCCTATCGCGATGACCGACACCGAGAAGAACTTCGCTGTCGATTATCAAAAAGCGTTGGACTCACTGCGCGGAACAAACGACGACTTGGAGGTCGTTCCACAAAAGCCGTACGACGACGGCTCAAATTACTAATTCCTAATTTTTCCCGATATGGAAGTTATCATTAAAAAAATCGAAAAGTTTCACATTCAAGTGGAAAATAGGGACGTGCAAGATGTTCATTATGAAATCCATGATGGAAAGAAAAAAATATCTTCACGACGAGAAAACTTTCCACTTGATGCAGAAGAGAAAACAATTAAGGCGGCTCTCTTGAAATCTGCAAAGACTTGTGAAGGCGAGCTGAAGCAAGCTGCTGAAGAAGCGGTACGGCTAAAAGCGGAAGCTGTCACAAATAAAAACGCCGAAAAGTTGGTAGGCGCAACTCTAAAAGCCTAAATTTTTATTCTTTATCCCCATTGAACAATGGAAAATCCTCAAACAATGACTCCCAAAGTAGGGCTGTCAGACACCGTTGCGGCTAAAAGAGGGAAAGTGCTCAAGGCACGACTCAATTTGCCCCACAACGTGTCCTATGTTCTTCGGGACGAACATGGCAACGTAAAGCCAATATTCGTCGCTAACGAGCTCGGAAGAGCTTATATGGAAGAACACAAGGTATCTGACCTTACAAAGCTCCCAGAGGCTCTTATGGGCTCTCTTGGAACATGGGAAAAAGAAATGGACATCTCAAACCTTGTGACAAACGCAGGGATGGCTGGTGTCGCCTCACGTATTAACGGCGCTGATGCTGAAGCTGCCTTTACTTATATCGCCATCGGAACAGACGCAACTGCTGCTGACGTAACCGATACAACCCTTGGAACAGAAATTGCTGCTTCTGGAGGTTCTCGTGCTGCCGCTACGGCATCTCGTGTTACGACAGACGTAACAAACGACACGGCTCAGTTAGTCCACACGTTTACATTCTCAGGCACTCTCGCAATCGTAGAGTCTGGTGTTCTAAATGCTGCCTCAGTCGGAGTTCTCTTGGCTCACCAAGTGTTTTCCGCAATCAACGTCGCAAGTGGAGATTCACTACAAATCACTTGGAAGTTCGATGTGGACTGATATAGACTCAACAAACGCTCCTTTGAATATTGACATTGACTTCTAGGAAACACTAGGCATACTGCCTCTATGGAAACTCCTTCAAAAAAATGCAAAACATGTGGACGTGTCTTCTACAATCTAAGGTTCAACGCTAAAAACCAAAGAATTAGAAAGTGGACAAAGGTACAATGGAAATCTGCAAAATTCTGTTCCCCAGAATGTCGATACAAAGACCAAGTTGGGAAACCTTCAAGCAGAGATGGGACAGGTCAGACACAAGAATGTATAATCTGTAAAAAAACATTCAAGAAGGGAGGACGGACGCAAGAGCAATGGAAGTCCGCAAAATATTGCTCCATAAAATGTCTGGCAAAATCAAAGCTCGGAGTTCCAAGACCTGACATGGTAGAGCGACTGAAGAAGGTCAGGAAGCTCTACAAGGGCGAAGACCACTGGAACTGGAAGGGCGGTGTGACAGATGAGAACCACCGCCTCAGGAACACAGAAGAGTATAAGAATTGGAGGGATGAAGTGTATAGGCGAGACCGATGGACTTGCCAAGATTGCGGAAAAAAGAAGGCAATCATTGCACATCACATAAAATCCTTCAAAGACTATCCAGCACTGAGGCACACGGTCTCAAATGGAACAACTCTCTGCCGAGCCTGTCACAAAAACAAACATCCAGAAATCGGTAGAGAAACTCAATTTAAAAAACTACCATGAAAAAATTTCTTACTTCGTAAACAACCGCAATAAAATGAAAGACATTAAAATAGTAATCGGCATCCCAAACGGAAGTGGACTCTTTCCAGCAATGACTGTTGAGGCACTCCTAAAGATGCGTAAAACAGTTCCCTGCATGGTCTCTATTGTCGAAAGACAACGGACAGACATGGCTCGGAACGCAATCGTTAGAATGGCACTAGAAGGTGGGGCATCCCATGTTCTATTCATTGATGACGATAATCCGCCGCCAGAAGACACTATCGAAAAATTCCTCGAGGATGACAAAGATATTGTCTGCTCTCCGATTCCGACAAGGAATCCAAACGCACAAGGCGTTCACGACCTCTGCTTATTTGAATCAGAAGTTGTCACAGAAGGAGCTGGGAAGGGGATGAAAATTTATAAGAATCTAAACAAACTTAATACATCTGGAAGTCACCTCGTGAAAGTAGACGGGTGTGGCATGGGGTGTACGTTGATAAAAACAGAAGTGCTGGCAAAACTATATGCCAAGTACGAAGGAAAACCGTTTGAGTACGGTGACACTACATTTACCAAAGACCCGAAGAAACTCAATGTTCAAAGGCGAACAATGTCAGAGGATATGGAGTTTATCGAAAGGGCAACAGAAGAAGGCTTTGAGGTATGGTGCGACACGAGGGTTCGTGCTCCACATATCGGCAGAGCTAAAGTATTTCAATTTAATGATTCACATATAGAATAACATGGCTAATTGGGACGTGACTACGGCAGGTGCACCACTAGAATTTGATACTGATAATTGTGGTTGGGGGTGTCCATCTATTTTGATGGATGCAAACCATGCTATTACTTTCTGGACAAGCACGGGAAAAGGTCGAGCACAGGTTTTTGAAACTAATACTTCTACATGGGCTATCACAACCTCTGGTGCTATACTGCAATTTGAAACAACAAACAACTGGTTTAATAACGCTTGCGAGATTGACACCAACCATTTTATAAACTTTTGGGGAGGAAGCACTGGATATGAAGGATATGTACAAATATTCGAAGTCAATACAACAACATGGGCTATCACAACGGCGGCAGCATCATTCCACTTCTTCGCAAACGGTTGGAATCATGGTGGGTGTGCTTTGATGGATGCAAATCATGTTGTAAGTCTTAGTAATTATGGCGGAGCTGGCGGGGGGGTAGCACAGTCATTCGCAATAAATACGTCAACGTGGGTAGTCACTACGTCATCCGCTACTTTCCAGTTTGATACAGGAACAGTAAACTCACTAGAGAAGGCGATTTTAAAAATAGATGATACACATTTCATTGCCTTCTGGGGAAGCGACACACGGAGTGATGGAACTGCCCAAGCCTTCAATTTTAACACAACAACGTTTGCTATCACGACTGCTGGTGCTGCCTTTAAATTCGAAACAGGGGTAACAACTTACGGAAGTTGTCCAATACAAATTGACACAACACACTTCTTAAATTTTCGTGAAGGACTAAATAACGATGGTTTTGTGGAAGTCTTATCACTAAACACTTCTACATGGGCGTTCACGACTGCTGGCTCTCAACTTGAATTTGACACTACCTTTGGTAGAAACAATACTTGTCAAAAAATAGATGACAATCATTTCATAAACTTTTGGTCTGGAGCTGACAGTGATGGCTTTACGCAGATGTTTGAAGTAAATACAACGACTTGGGCAGTGACTACGGTTGCTCCATCACTTGAGTTCGACACAGCTCAAGCAACTCCAAATGCTTCTTATAAAATAGATAGGAACCATCTTGTAAATGTATGGGGAGGCACAGGTGGCGACGGATTTACGCAGGTATTTGAAATAGAA